TGTATCGAGCGTGAAGCATACAGGCTTTCCAGTGCATCGTTGTTTAACTATTTCGCGCTCACGCTTACGATTCTGAAAAAGGAATTTAAGCTGTCTGTGAAGCAGTTACAGCAGTTCACGGACAAGTTTATTGACTACATCGACACATTGGCTAATTACAAGCAGTTCCAGTTGGCCGTGCCGATGATAGCTGAAACGTTAGCTGATGAGATTAAGTTTGTGTGTGATTTGGAGGTTTAAAGATGTTGAATAAAGAAAAATATGCGAAAGAGATTTTAGACATGGCGTGTTCTGGAAATAGAATTGCCAAGCTTGCGGAAAGTGAGGATGTGTAGAAATGGGAGTTTTGCTTGCATTATCAACCATATTTATATGGGGTCGGCTGGTTAATATTGATTGCGACCTAAAAGATATCAGCGAAGAACTGAAAAAGATGAATGAAAGGAGAAATGATGGAAGATAGATATTTATTCAGGGCAAAGAGACTTGATAATGGGGAATGGGTGCAAGGAGCATTACTTGACGGAGAAAATCATTGTCTTATAGGGCAAGAAATAAAATTTAGCCCATACTTAGAACACGAATGCAAGATTGTCGGATATGAAGTGGACAGAGATACAATCTGCCAATGCACCGGATTTAAGGATAAGAACGGCAAGTTGATCTGGGAGAATGACATTTTGATGTGTCATGGAAACTCGGAAGACCTTGTAAAAGCCGTTTTTGGAGAATTTAATTTAATCAACGCAGAAACACTGGAAGTTATTGACCGTGTTATTGGTTGGCATTATGAGGTTGTTCCAACAGATGCGCTAAGCAAGTGTGAGCCGTTCTGCTTTCCAATGCCACTTACAGAGGAATATGTAAAGACATGCGAAATGGAAGTTGTTGACAATCCGGAACTGTTGGAGGTGTAGCCATGACGATTGATGAAGCAATAGCACACGCAAGAGAAGTTGCAAAGCGCAGGATGGCTGAGTACGAAAATCATTATGATAAAGATGCACATTATTATCCGACACAGTGTAAAAAATGTGCCGAGGAGCATATACAACTTGCGGAGTGGTTGGAAGAGTTAAAGCAGTACCGCGTAATCGGCACACCGGAAGAATGCATGCGGAATAAGGATTTCTTGGATTTTCTTTCGGACAAAATGAACCCGAACGATTTTGAAACATACTTGCGCTTATACAATGCGTTGGAAGGAGGGGATGGGGAACGAGCGAAGAAATTAAACCATGCCCGTTTTGTGGTTGCCATGATCGTAGAGTAGGCGTGAGAAAAATGGGAACCAAAGGATACAAGATTATATGCGGCAAATGTGGCGGTGCTGGTCCGTATGTGAAAATTGAAGATTTCGCTAACAAGATGGATGCACAGGAAGAAGCGAAGGAAGCATGGAACAGGAGGGCGAACAATGGGACGATTGATTGGCGAAGACGAACTGATAAAGGGCAGAGTTGAGAATGATCCAGTTGTGATTGCGGCAAAATGCACACCGACCGCCTATGACCTGGATAAGGTTGTGGAGCAGTTGGAGAATGAGAGAAAGTTTTGGGAGAATGCATACGACAGTAATTTGGGAAAAGAGAAAGCAAGAAGTTATGAACATGCAATCGAGATTGTGAAAGGCGGTGGAGTAGATGCGAAAACCGATTCCTAAATCCGTAAGGAAACAGGTGTATGCGAAATATAATGGGCATTGCGCTTATTGTGGCTGTGAAATACCGGAGAAAGGCTTTAACGTAGACCATTTACATTGCCTTAGAAATTATGAATACACAGAAATAGACGTGCATGATATCAAAAATCTTATGCCGTCCTGTGGTTCGTGCAATCGGTATAAGTCAACGATGGACTTAGAGGACTTTAGAAAAGAGCTGCAAAAAATACCAGACCGGCTGAAAAGAGATGTGTGTACATACAACATTGCTCTGCGGTATGGCATGGTGCAGGAAAACAGAGAACCGATACAGTTCTATTTTGAGAAGGTGGGTGAAGAGGATGCCAATCAAGCCAGAAAATAAGAAAAGATATCCGGCAAATTGGAAGGATATCAGAAAAGACATTCTCAAGCGGGCAGATAACAAATGTGAATTTTGTGGAATTGAAAATTATGCTATCCGTGAAAATGGCTCAAAAGTTGTCCTAACAATAGCGCATTTAGACCATACACCGGAAAATTGCGATTATAGCAATCTTAGAGCGTTGTGCCAGAAATGCCATAACAAGTATGATGCAAAACACAGGGCAGAGACGCGGAGAAAGGTGGGTGCGAGAAGCCGGAAGGAGTGTGAGGTATGACTGAACTTGAATGGAAAGAAGTCGAACCAGAGCAGGAAGACTGGAAGAAACAAATTGATGTAGTTGCCTATTACGGAGATCTCGTCATAGGAAGCATTGTATATTGTGGTGAAGAAATTGGATGGCAGTCTGTCATTGATGGGCACATGGATTTTTTACAGGCAGAATCTCTGGAAGATGTGAAAGAAGAAATGATTGATGCGTTAGATAATCATTTCACAGACCAAATCAATTATTACAAAGAATTGCAGGAAAGCCTTGACGAATTAAGGGGGAATGAAAATGCCTAAAGCAGTATTGGTAATGAATATGCCGGAATCGTGCTTCGGATGCAATTTTATGTATTGTGACGAGGAAAGCGACACGGAGACTTGTCAAGCAATGGAAACGGCAAGGGATATCGACCTGATTGAAGATAGACCAGATTGGTGTCCGCTCCGGGAACTGCCGGAGAAGATGGAAGTGTGTGGGAAGTACCCGCAGCCGGGTAAGCCTGTCCCGTCGTATAGATTTGGTTGGAATGCTTGTTTAGATGAAATTTTAAAAACAGATGGAATGAGAAAGGAGTAATGACAGAAGCCTTGGTAGACCAAGGTTGACCGCCTAAAGGTGAAGAAAGGCGAGAACAAAAGGAATTTAATTAGCGGTGTCGTATGGCACTATTGGGAGCCGTAATTCCTTATCCACGGACACAGAGCAATCTGTTAAGTGGTTGTCATGAAAAGATTAAAAGTATGTTGGGTAAGCGCAGGAATATCAAGTTTTATGGCTGGATATCTTGCTGGAGATGTAGACGAATGGATTTACATTGACATTGCAGACCAACATCCAGACAGCATGAGATTTATTAAAGATTGCGAAAAAGCAATCGGGAAGAAAATCACAGTGCTACGATCAACGGAATATCGAAATGTAGAAGATTGCGTAAGGGTGTTTGGTGGTTTTAAAAATTCGGCTAACGGATTTGCACCATGTACTAATTGGCTGAAAAAGCGAATCCGTAAAGAGTGGGAAGCTGAACATGCGGACTATGAGATCACGTATGTTTGGGGCTTCGACCTTAAGGAAAGGGACAGAGCCGATCGGACGATAGAAGCCAATCCGCAGGCTGCACATGAATTTCCGCTGATAGAAAAGAATTTATCAAAAGAAGAAGTGCATGGACTGTTTGAACGGACTTTTGCATTTGCCCGACCTTTGATGTATGACCTTGGTTATCCAAATAATAATTGTATCGGATGCGTAAAAGGTGGTATGGGTTACTGGAATAGAATCAGAAAAGATTTCCCAGAAGTCTTTGCAAGCCGGGCGAAGTTGGAAAGAGAAGTCGGACACTCCATGTTGAAAGACAAAAACGGTCCGGTATATCTGGATGAATTAGATCCCGATCGGGGAGACATGAATACAGAGATTATGCCGGAGTGTGGAATTATGTGCTACTTGAGCATGAAATAAAAGTCTTTAGGATAAGTAGAAGGGCGGTCGGCAGTTGTGCTGACCAAGGTGTTACTTGTTTGTGTGGTTGGAATTTGTGTTGCCATAGTATCCTCCGTTTCCGTGCTAAAAGCACAAAGTGCAATTATTAAAGTCGCGATGAATTTTATGACTGCCAACCGAATTCCCTTCCCCCAAACGGTTTTACCCGCCTGCTTATCATAAAGACAAGGACATTTTAAAACAAAGCATTCAAAAATGCAAGAAAGGAGCCGAACCTCCGGCCGGGGTAACGATATATCGGGTTCCTTTTGAAAAATGACATATAAAGAATTTTTAGAAACAAAGATTGAACTTGCGACAGAAAGCGGATTTATTGTGGATCTGGAAAAAGTCAATAAGGTATTGAAACCGCATCAGAGGGATGCTGTGGTGTGGGCGCTGAAAGGCGGTAGGCGTGCACTGTTTGAAAGTTTCGGGCTTGGAAAGACCGTGCAGGAGATTGAGTTTTGCCACTTGGCAGCGGAGTACAGCGGTGGCCGTGCATTGATCGTGTTGCCGCTTGG